CACGTTTAGAGACGGTTCAATAGCTATCGTGCGATCGGTCTCTGCTGTCTTAGTGACAGCAGTTACACGATTACCCCTAACTATGTCGTAGACACTCCCTTCACTCACAAGGCTCTGTTTCCAGAGTTCTTGATTGTTAAGGAGTACTCGTACATAAGGTAGGGCTTCAGATGTGACCGTATGCGGACCCGCTACCTTATAATAAAGGTGACGATGCTCGCGCTCGGTAGATCCGAAGTTGAAGCCTGGTCCAAAACCACTGCCCTCGCACACACGGTGAAAGGTAAGCCGCGACAGCGGACCAAAGATCTCTTGAGAGATGCTTTGGGCCAAATTCATCACCCGCCTCACCTGAGGCGAAATGCGGGAAGGATGATTTCTAAAGTAACGAAGTCTGCGGTTGGTTATCGCGCAGATCCTTTCGGATCGAGCGAATGTCAACATAGCAGCTTCGCGACGTTTAGGCGCGGTGCTTCCAGGAGAATCAAGGTTCTTCTTTAAGAAGGCCTCTATCTGCCTGAGAGCGCAGTAGCGTAGGAAATCGTCCATGCAATCTGCTTTGGACAATTCCACTTTGACCCACTCGCTAACTAAAGATGGGCTGTAATCGCTGCCAATAAGAGCAGCATTATCACAGTCATCAAGAAAGCGGGTAAGGTCCAAGTGGCAGGCCCGTAAGAGCGAAGTAAGGTTAGGAGAATCTTTAAGATTTCTCCAATCTGGCTTAGCCATGCAAACCTCCTGTTGAAACGGGAAAGTAACCTCATGATGGAGATACCCTAGGTTTAGAAGCCCGGGATATCGATATCATCAACGAGGTCCGACGCGAGCTCTACGTCGCCAAAAATGGCGCCGAGGAGCGTAACCATCGCCTTGACATCTGTAGCAGAATGCTCCAGAGACCAAGAGATGTTCGTGTCGATCACGGCCTTAGCCTGAATAGGTTTTGAATCAGCGTCCAGAAATGAACGAATGATTCGAACCCTCACGCTAGGCTTGGTGAACTCACCGTTTACAACAACAGGGTACTTCCGGTCGAAGATGACCAGATAGTTTTCCTGCACAGTGTGGCCAGATACCCTATAGGTGCTCTGAGTTCCATTCTTGGTACCCTCAAGGGTCCAAGTACCAGGTACAGTAAAGTCTGCCATGATGGCTCCTTTATGAGTCTATGTTTAGCTAACCCAAATAAACTTGTTATCACCCTGGCTTTCGCCGGAGTCAAACGAGTCGGCTAGCTGTCTGAGAGCTTCAGCAAAGGATTTCTCCAAGCTGTATAGTTCTAAGTAACTGTCATCGAAAGGCCCTTCTAAGAGCTCGAGCTGACCAGAAGCGTTATGCTTCAAGGTTAACTCGGAAAGCTCCTCAAACCATATGCCATCACCTAGAAAGGTGATATTGGCTGTGGATGAGGAAAGGCTAACGACGAAACAGTCATTACAGAAAGTTATAGTCGACATTGTCGAACTCCTTTAGGATGATTAACAAGTACTTACTTGAGTCAGAGACTCGGTTAAGTGGATCTTTAGATCCGGTTTGGTTTAAGGACGTCTTTCAATATTTTCGCCCAACCAGCTATGAAGATCGACGCTAAGTCGAGCAACTTCGCTTCGTTGAGGTTGACATTGAAAGACAGTGAGGCAGAGGGAGCAGCAGTTGCGCGAGTGGTCGTGACCTTAACGGTCTCGAGCTCGTATAACTGATTATTGGTTGGCAAGTAATACCAGCCCGATGAGGGATTCCCCATCGTGCCGGGTACCGATACACATGAAGTAATTATTTCGCTTCGTGTGGTGGTATACGAGCCAAGCAAATTCTCCGTGGCGAAGGGAGTATAGGCCTGTAGTACATCTCCGACATTAAGAAACCAGTCGAGGATGAAACTAAAGGGCACTACTTCCCATGCGGTCACAATTGGATCGATCTCGATGATATCATCGATAACGGCTTCCAAAATAACTCCAGCGTGAACAGATCGTTTGTAGGTCTGCGTAGCCAAAAGGCTTGCACGACCATAATCTGCCACGAGGCCAGTGCCATCTACTTGACGCCAATAGGACCCCACGCCAACGTTATACGTTGTACGTGTGGATGAAGATTCGCGAGTAGCGTAACCCCGAATAAACGGAGTTCGATACGCGCTAAGCTTCCCTATGGCTTCTTGTATGGAGGCAATGTCAAAAGCAAGGATACGCCACCCGTAACGAGCCTCCAACCAAGTTTCTGCGAAAGCAGAAACCGGGTCAGAGGACTTACTCGCACGAGCAGCGACTCTTTCAGCACGTTTTAACGTGCGGCTTCTGAAGTTAGTGATGAGCTCAACAGTTTTCCGGAATTCTGCCAGAAACGTAAGCAGATCAAAACCTCGGCTTCTTGCATTTGCAACAGCCTCGGTCAGAGCTGCATTCGCATCTGGAGCTCCGGGAACTGCGCCTACCCAATTAGGGTAGAGGCCGGCTCCCCAGGCATAAATCCAGCCTGGGACGCCAAGGTGTCCGGACCAATATTGGTCCCACGCCTTATTGCCATTGTAGCGTACTTCCCAGTTAGTACTACCAGTAGTATCCGTTAAAACGGAATACTTGGTTTGCGACATCGGATTCACAGGTAAATACCCTGCTCTTCGGGAGATCCCGAAATAGCCAGGGGTTACCTCGTCCGTCATCGTCCACAACATGTTCGAAGAGAGATTACCATTCTTTAAACCAGAAATGGTACCGCTATTCGGCACGTAGTAGAAACTAGCTGGAAAAGTATTGAGTACATACTGTGACCTAGACCGCGACATTTATATGTCCTCTGTTCAGCAGACTAGCCCAAGAACGATGGAGCGAGAGCCAAAATGGTCTCAACCTCGTACTGTGGTGCAGCCTCGTTAAGTGAAAGATAAGTTCCAGTACCGCCCAAAAGAGCGGCCAGAGCTAACTCTAACACTCTTCGAAGAAGCACCTTCCAGTCAAGGTTTTTGAACATAATGGTTT